GCGCCTTCCCTCAGTTACTAAAATCGTGGGGGAGACCAAATCCGATGAAGCCAAACGTGCTCTCAAAGCCTGGCTAGATCGCCCAGGCGCAGAAGCGCGCTCCCTCGCTGCCAGAACCCGAGGCACCTACCTACACACTCAAGCCGAAAACTGGATCCGGGGTGAACCCACCCACCATCACCTCGTCTTTGGCGGTTACTGGCGCTCCCTCAACCGCTGGTTAGACGCCAACTTCCATTCAGCCCTGGGCCTAGAAGCCCCGATCTGGCACCCTGCCGGCTTCTCAGGCACCTTCGACTGCATTGGCTGGACCTACAACTCCACCGACATTCAACTGATCGACTGGAAGACATCAGCCAAATACCGTGACCCCGACTCCGAGATGATGCGGGGCGGTTACTACATTCAGCTCGCCGCCTACCGAGCTGGTATCCGCTACACCTACGGCATTGAAGTTAATAGCGCCCTCCTGGTCGTCGCCCGGCAGATGGGTGCCCCAGACGTGTACTCCCTAGACCATTCACTGCTTGATCAATGTGAACAGGAATTTTTTGAGCGTCTTCACCGCTATCAGGAGACACACCATGTCGTGGCTTGACCTCCTCGTCCGCCCTAACCCTCACCCCGATCAGAAGCACACCACCATCGTTCTACATCGCAATGACAGCACCGACCCCATCATTCACTACCTGCGAGGTTTGTGGGACGGCGATGAATTGCATTCACTGCTCACAGCCCTCGTCCAGGAATACTACGACGAGTCCTTTGAGCCGTGCGTTGAAATCGTCTGGCAACACGGCTCAGACTGCTGGGAAACAGACTTTGAGTTGGATCTTCGTGTGCGTCGTGTGTGAGGCATTCATCTTCACCACCACGTACCTAGCAGGAATGCAACACGGCCTCAGACACATTCAAGGGAACACTCCCGCTACAGGGTTAGAGACAGGGCCCTAAAAAACGCATTCAAGGGGTAACCCTAAAAAACGCATTCAAGGGGTAACCCTAAAAAACGCATTCAAGGGGGAAGGGGTGACGGCCTCCGATACGGTTTCAGTAGGGGCCCTGTGAAAACCACCCACACCGCGCCCAGCCTTACGGGTAGGGCCGACCGCCACTGGTAACGCTACGGCTAACCCTGGCGATGGGGTCAGCCTGAGGGGTGCAAACAGGGAAGGGGCCCGAAGGCCCCCACGCTGTTAGCAGCACCGCCTAGGTGTGGTGCGTCTGCGGGTTACTGGCCGCAGCATTCGGTCAACATCGCCACCGGCTGCCCTTAGGTCTGTCAGAACCGGGCCGCGGCCGTTTGGCAGCGGACACAATTAGGACACAAAAAGGCCCCCGCACCGGCTGGCGTGGGGGCAAGGGTTAGAACGGGAGCCCGGCACTGTCACCGCCTAGTGGGGCAACCCTGCTATCGGGCAACCGGAAACGGGTTACAGGGGCCGTGATGGCGCGGCGGAACTGTGCCAGGGCCGCAGCGTGAGCACGCGTCGCACGTATCGCCGTTGCCTCATCACCGGCTGCCATGGCACGGCCGGCCACTAGATCCAAGCGGTGAAGACTGAGCATCGCCAGCCGGTCAAGTTCAGCCGGCGTGGCGGGATCGACCAGCTCAAAGGATGCCGCTGCAACGTATCGCCGCGCTTGCCTCAAGCTGACCCCATAACGCTCTGCCAAGGTCTGAGCGCTAAACGCTGAACCCGCACCGCTGGCCAACAGTTCCAATGCGTCTAACTCACGTTTGCGCAGTTCGGCGTCGCTGGAACGGGTCATGATTCCACCGGCAGCAAAGGAGCAATACTGCCGTCAGGCCAGTGATACGGCTCAGTCCGCCAGACCTGATCAGGCGGCAGCAACTGCAGGCCGGTGAGATCCTGCAGAGCGTGCCGGTCGATCCCCTCGGCCACGCGTGCCAGATCAATCCACTGATCGGTGCCGTCTTCAAACCAGTAATTGCTGGTTGTTTCGCAGCAGGCGTGAAAAAGCTCCCGCACCGCTTCGTCTTCGACGCGCTCCATCGCGTCTTCTGCCCATTGCTCGGAGTCGTCGCAGGATTCGGGAGCGAACTGCGCTAGTGCGGTTGTGACGAGCCCGCGCCAATCGCTGGCGGCCCATAATTCCCACGCTTCTTCCTGCAGATCAAGTTCCAACGCGCTATAATCGTCTTCACTCAACAGCGGGTAATCCTCTAGCGATTCGATCGCTTCGAGCATTTCGTCAGTAACGAAACGGATATCAAGCGCGATCCCGTCTGCGGCGCCATCGGCCCGCTCTAGCTCGCTGCTGAAGTCGTCACGAAAGACGCGGGCGTTGCTGCGATAAATGCTCGGGGCGTCATAGCCGCCGGGCCAGCTGCAGTCATCGTTGAGCTTGTCAGGGCTAAACAGGAGGCGAGCACCGCGCCAGCGGTGATCGGCGCAGTATTGGAGCGCGGTGAACGGGTCTTTAATCGTGCCGTAGGGAGCGCAGCTGTAGCCGCTGCTGAGATATTGCAGGTCGTAGCCGCAATTATCGGAATCGCGCAGATCAAGGATCCACTGTCCGGCGCAACCGTCTAAGCGCTCAAGCCGGTCTGCAAGTGGGTTTGCGGGGCGATCGATGGAGTGCATGGTGCTAGGTGGTAAGGGTGCGGGTTACTTCGTCAGGTGATCAGCAGCCGAGCGCTCCAGCAGGAAGGCGCAAAGGTTCGACAGGCTGCGACCTTCTTCTGTGGCGCGGGCCACCAGGGTCTCAAACAGGCCGGCGCTGATGGTGATAGAAACCCACACCGGCTTACGCTGCAGCACCGCCAGCCGCACCGAGGGGCCGGGGGTCGTGGTTGTGGGCTTGGTGGGTTGATAGTCCATAGCGGGAAAAGTAAGGGTTAATCAGGCTGTAGCTTCAAGCTGCCACCGCCCAACCACAAGCCAGAAGTAGGCGTCGTGATCATGGCCGCGGCCTGCTAGTACAAGGTCGGAATCTATGGGCCACGAGGCAAGCAATGCCTCAGCTGCAGCGCGGTGATTCTCGGGACCGGTCAGGGCATCGTCCCAGTCGCAGACCTTGCGCCACGTTGTCTCAGAGTCTCGCTTGTGCGTGGCAACCACGCGTGAACCCTTGTAGTTTGTCGGCCCCAGGTATCGAGTGATGATCACGGGGCCCATCAGCAGATCCACCATCGCTCAGCCCTCTACCGCGGCGGGTACGGGTGCGCTGTAAAGGTGGCCCATCGCACCAGCGATACGGCGCAACCGCTCTGCCTGATACTGTGCGCTGCGGTTAACTTCCAGGTCGCCACGATCAGCGGCGCGGATTACCTCACGGTGAAGCGCTGCCACGTAATCAACGATCGCATCCAGCACGGCGCCGCTGTCGCTGTAGTAGACAAACTCCCGGCGGGAGTCCTCACCGTATGGGTCGCTGATTTGAATGTGTGACCCGCCAACGGTCACAAGACCCCGGCCTTCAATGGTGTGGCTGATCAGGTGGCGCACCTCAGAATCATCACCGCTGTCGCGGCGGGTCTCGGTGCGGGTCGTTGTGGTTGTAAGTGTGAGCATGATCGGGTTAGGTGTCAGGGTTACTAGGTGAAGTCAGAGCAAGGCCAGCGCAGCCGCACCGGCAAGGCAAGCAACGCTAAGCGGCAAACAAGCGGTAGAGCCGGCCAGAACCAACAGCGCCGCAGCGGTAGGGAGTTTCATGGCAGAACCTCAGAATGCAGCGCCGAGAGCACGTCGCACCGTTGCGCGACTGCATCCGAGGCGATCGGCAATCAGCTGTTGCGACGCACCAGCAGCACGCCAGCGGCGGATCCGTTGCGAACGGGATTCGCTGGCCCACAACAGGATCAGCAACGGCAGGAGAACCGCAGCCACCAAGACCGCGGCAAGGGTTGCAAGGGAAACCATGGCAGGAAAGGGTCAGGGTTAGAAAAGGGCACAGCTTCGCCCTCACCCCTGATCATAGCAACCTAATGAGGTAATGGCGACGGTCGCAGGGGGCAAGGTTGCCGGAGCGGTAAGTTAGGGCACAGAACGTAAGGGTTGCGGTGCCAGGGAAACGGGTCACATCCGCGGAAATAGAGCGCCGAGTGACTCGGGCCCATGAGCTAATGCTCGGGGTAAACAGCAGCGGCACCATCGCTCGAACTCTCTCGGAGGAGTATGGGGTGACAACCCGCCAGGCAGAGGATTACATGGCCCACGCCAGGCGCCGCCTAGTGGAGATGTACAAAATAAAAAGAGAGGAGATGGCAGCCGCGCAACTGACAAAATTAGAAGCGCTGGCAGAGATGGCGGCAAAGGATAAACAGTATTCGGCAGCCGTTGGCGCGATGGCAGCAGCCAACCGGATGATGAGTCTGGATCCCGGCAAGGGCTGAGATCTCTCACACATCGCAGCTCCCCGTCAGGGGTGAGCACCACGGCAAGACCAAACACCGGGCTGGCGACTAGCTCTCACCTCTAGTTGTCAGCTGCTGCAGCGGTGCGGCACCAGGGCGGCGGCGTTTCACAGACCCTACCCCCACGGCAATGGATCTCAGCACAGGTGCTACACCCCGCGCCTCTATCACCGAACCACCCCATATAACGCCCTTATTGCCATAAGGGTCTGGCAACCGATGTATTGTCAACCCCATTGTCAACGCCAATACCCCAGACCCCTTGCAGTGCAGGGCATTTGAGCTGAGCAATGCGACAAAAGCTCTACATCCGCTGCTGGATATGGAGGATTTGCGGCCCCACCCCCTACTCCCTGGAGCCCTACCCCGGCTCCCCATCCCCCTACCCCCACCTCTGGGGCGGCTAACCTCAGTAAGTAAGGGCCTGGGGGCTGTGGGGTGTCGATTCTGAGCGTGATTGCTGGGGGCAACGTGCTGGAGCCTCCACAGCGCACCAGCACCCGCTGCACCGAGAGCTACGAAGACCTACGCAGCCGCATCTACGAGACGTTGCTACCGGCGCAGAGGGAGTTTGTGGACGACACCGACCACAAGATCCTGGGGTACTGCGCGGGGTTCGGAGCGGGAAAGACCCACGCGCTTAACGCCAAGGCGGTTTTCTTGGGAATGGACAACCCAAATACCACCGCAGCTGTATTTGAGCCCACCAACATCCTTTTAAGAGACGTATGGATGCGAAGTTTTGACAGTTTTTTAGAAGAATTTCGCATTGAACACGACTTCAGGGTGTCCCCTCAGCCGGAGTACGTGCTGCACCTACCCCGCGGCCCAGTGACCCTTATTTGTAGAGCAACCGAAACGTTCAATAGGATTAGGGGGCAAACATTGAGCTATGTTTTGGCCGACGAGCTTGATACATCTCCTCTTGAAGTTGCACAAAAGGCGTCAGAGATGATGCTGGCTCGTCTGCGTGGTGGCGTCAAACCCCAGCTAGCCGTTGCCTCCACGCCAGAAGGCTATAAGTTTTTCTACAGATGTTTCGTCGAGAACGGCGACAGACCAGACCGGCGTCTGATTAAAGCCAAGACAACCGACAACCCCCACCTCCCCGAGGGATTCGTCGAATCGCTCTACCAGAACTACGACGCAAACTTAATCGCGAGCTATATCAATGGGGAGTTCACTAACCTTGCGAACACCACTGTTTACCACCCCTATGACCGTGATCGGCACTGGTGTGACACGGAGATCAGGGAGGACGACCGCTTGCTGATTGGCGTGGACTTCAACGTCTCGGCCTGTCTGACTGAGGTGGTGGTACGGCGAGGCGACGAGTTCCACGTCGTTGCGGAGCACCACCCCAAGGACACCCCCGCGTTGGTGCGGTTGCTGCAGGAGATCTATCCCCAGCACGTAGAGGCCGGCAACGTGGTGATCATCCCGGATGCGGCCTCAAGGCAACGCACCACCACCAACGCAGCGGAGTCTGACCTTTCGCTGCTGCGAAAGGGGGGCTTCACCATCAAGGCGCAGCAATCCAACCCACAGATTGCAGACCGTGTGAACTGCATCAATGTGCTGCTGATGGCGGACCGCCTCAAGGTGCATAACAACTGCAAGTACCTGATCAAGTCGCTGGAGCAGCAGTGCTACGCAAAGGACGGGAACCCTGAGAAGGGCCGAGGGGGTCTGGAGGATGTGAGCGGCCCTGTGGACGCATTGGGTTACGCAATCCACTACCTCGCTCCCCTGCGCCGCTGGAGCACGGGCGGGTCCAACTACCGAGTGTATTGATGAAGTACCAACGCCTACAGCTCAGCGCCCACACCAGCCTGGAGACCTCGCTGGATACCAACGGTCGCTTCTGGATCGCCTACTCCTCAGGGGCGAGCGTGTTCATCCGCGACGTGAAAGAGCTACGCCGGTTCCTCAAGATCCCCAAGGGCATCCAATTAAGGGAGCGACTGGACGCTTGGCTTGACGAGCTGGCCGCGGCTGACACCGCCCGCCGGGAGCGCAAGGAAGCCAAGGAGGGCCTATCCGAGGAGGTGTTGGCGACGGGTTTCGGACCTGAATGCCACCTGGATGAGAGCGATCCGAACTTTGCGACGCGAACGGTGATCTAGGTGCTGCAGGAAATCTCGGTGATACGTGTGACTGCGAAGCGTGGCGGATAACAGCACCTACCCCTCGCGGGCGTCATCAGCTGTTCCGCTACAGCTGCAGTACGGCAACAGGGAGGATCCGAGCATCCTGAGCAGCGCGGTGCTGTCGATGCGTCCGCAGTGGGAGCCGGTTGATATTTGCATTGGCGGCACCGCTGTCCTCCGCGCCAACGCGGAGAAGATCATCCCCCGCGAGCCCAGCGAAGCCCGCGAGAGCTATGAGCGGCGGATCTTCCACGCCACGATGCCCCCGTTCCTGCCCCGCCTGGCCTCTCAGGCTGCGGGTGTGATCCTGCGCAAAGGAATCCAAATCGAGGGCGACGAGTATTGGGAGGAGTGGATCAAGGATGTAACGGGTGATGGCACCACCCTTAACGAATACGCCCGCCGCCAGCTGATCACGGCGATCTTGTACGGCCATAGCAGCAGCATCGTTGATTTCGTCAACGACACCACGGCTCGCACCCTGGCCGAGGAGCGTCGTCTGAACCGCAAGCCGTATCTGGTGCCGATCCATCCGCGGCAGATCTTGGGCTGGCGCACCAGCAACGACTCCAACAGCAGCGAGCTGTCACAGGTGCGCATCAAAGAGCGCATCGTCACCGCTGACGGTGCCTACGGCGAGGAGCTGGTTGATCAGATCCGCGTAATGGAGCCGGGCCGCTACGAGCTGTGGCGCTCACCTGCCACCACCTCCACGATGGCGATGCCGAGCTGGCAGCTGGAGGAGCGGGGCACCACCAGCCTGGGGCGCATCCCACTGGTGACGGTTTATAGCAACCGCCAGGGGAATCTGCTGAGCATCCCACCGCTGCAGGAGGTGGCGTATCTGTGCATTGCCTACGCGCAGCGGTTCTGTGATTTCCACCACGCCGTTCACGTCAGCGCCAACCCGATGCTGGTGCTGCGCGGCTTCGACCCCGATAGCGACGCTGAACTCGGCATCAGTGTGAACACGGCGCTGCTGCTGCCACCGGATGGCGGTGCGGAGTTCGTCAGCCCCACCACCGAAGCCTTTGACAGCCAGATGCGGTGCCTCCAGTCACTGGAGGATCAGATCAGCCGCCTTGGCATCAACACGCTGAGCAGCCAGAACCTGACCAACGCCGCAGCGGAAGCTCGCCGTCTGGATCGGATCGACTCGGACTCGATCATGGCTGTGATCGCAGGCGATCTGGAGCGTGCCATCAGCCAGCTGTTTGAGCTGGCAGCGGAGTACGTGGGCATCGAACCACCAACGGTGTTCATCCCCCGCGACTACGACAACCGTCTGGTCACGGGCAACGACATCACCGCCTACCTGCAGCTGTACATGCAGGGTGCGATCAGCCAGGAGACGCTGCTGGGCATCCTGCAGGACGGCGAGATCCTGCCGGCCACGCTGTCCATTGACGAGGAGATCAGCCGCACGCAGGAGATGCTGGCCGAGCAGCAGGCGGTGGAGCGTATGGCTGCCGGTGGCGCCGACATGGCGTTCCAGAACGCCGGTCAGGGCGAGTCATTGAGCAGCCAAACGCTCCCCACACCCATGCGTCCCGGCCGCAACGCCAACTAAGCCATGCGCCACCACCCCAGCTGGCGAGAAGTACGCCATGAGTTCATGCGCGATCTAGTGCCGATCAACGCCACCTGTGCAGTGTGCCGCTGGTGGTTTCCAGAGAGCAGTGCTGCGTCAGACCCTGTTGGCTACTGCCACTTCAGCCCACCAACGGTGGAGGGCTGGCCCCAGACCAACGGCGACGAAGACGTGTGTAGTGCGTGGGAGATGGACTACCAGCCCGTTCCTCGCGTGAAGGCCGCATGACCAACGAGCAATACATCCGCGAGCTGGCGCAGGCCATCACCCGCCAGGAGGATTTGAGCGACGAGGAAGCGCAGCAGGTGCTCTACGAGCTGGCACTGCGCATCTACGCCCTGTTGCTCAGGCGCCTGCCGGAGAACCGTTTTGAGCGTTACCTGCGCTGGCCTGAGCTACGGCGCCAGATCACGTTATGGCTGTTGGAGGCCAACGACCGCCTAGCCCAAACGCTGTTCAGCCGCCTCACTGCCGCTGAGACGCTGGTGCTGGCACCCACCAGCAAGCTGTTCAAGCTGCCCGAGGGACGCCTCACCGCGAGGCCCGTCACAGAGCTGCTGGACGCCACAGAGGTGATCGGCGTGCCGGTGTCGCGGTTGTTCGCACGTAATGCGATGACAGGCATGACGCCCTGGGTAGCGCAGATGCTGCAGCTGCTGGAGCGCAGCCTGATCACGCTGTTCTTCCAAGACCCACCCACCAGTGCAGTGGCGGAGAAGGTCATTGGCGTCCGCACCCGCTTGGGTAAGGAGGTGCCAGTGGTGAGCAAGGGCACGGTGGCCAATGCGTGGCGGGAACGCCAGCGCAACATCGTGGCCGCGGCGTTGTGGAGCCCCGTCACTCCAGCTGCTCTACGCGCCGCTGAACTGTCCGCAGTAGCGAACTGGCGCTGGAACGCGATTTTGGACCCCAAGACGTGTCCGGTGTGTCGCCCCTTGCACCGCACCACCGCGCCAGCACCTGACGAGTTTCCGCAAGGCCCACCTCCTCTACACCCGCGGTGCCGCTGCGTTGTGCTACCGCAATTTGAGTGAGTTACCTGTGTAGCTAAGGGCAACTTAGGCGGTACTTCCAACCCATTGCATGACTGAGCAAGTCATGGGTGCTCCTCAGGTAGAGGAGCAAGTTGATTCCGTGAATCAGCAGCCCGATGCCCCCGCCAGCACCGACGATGCAGCAGCGATGCGGCGCAAGCTAGAGCTTGTCCAGCAGGACAATCTCAACAAAGGCGAAGCGAACCGCAAGCTCAATGAGCGTCTCGGTGAACTTGAGCGTCAGCTCAGGGAGCGTGAGACAGAGCTTAAGTCGGGCAAACAGCAGCAACTCGCCTCTCAAGGTGAGTACAAGAAGCTGTGGGAGGACGCGAACGCGGACAATGCGCGTTTGCAGCAGCGCATTACCGAGCTTGAAGCCGCGCTTCAGGCAAAGGACAGCGAAGCCGAAGCTGAGCGACTACGCGCCAGCGCAATGCAACTGATCAGCCAGGCATCAGCCTTGGCACCTGAACAGCTGTACGGCCTGTTGGCAGGGAAGCTCCGCGGCAGCGACTCCGGTCCCACGGTGATCGTGAACGGCATTGAGCAACCGCTGAATGCGTACCTCACCCAACTTCGGAACCCCGGCTCCGGCTGGGAGCACCACTTTGCTGCCACCGGCACCCGCGGCATGGGCAGTGCGCCCAGCACCAACGGTATGCCAGGTGTTGTGAACCCGTATAAGCGCGAGACGTTCAACCTGACGGACGCACTGCGGTTGGAAGCAGAGAATCCCGATCTCGCCAAGGCCCTTAAGGCTGAAGCAGGTCGCGGGTAAGTCACGGTAAACCCCGCATTTAAGAGCCATGTCGCTTCAGAACATGGGTGGCACCACCCTGAGTGGTCTCGTCACCCGCCCCGAGTTTCTCGCTTACACCAGCGAGCGTATTTTTGAGCAGTCGGCTTTCATCCAAGCCGGCGTTGTGCGTCGTAATGCTGCCCTGGACTGCCGCGAAGGTGGCACCCGTGTGCGCGTGCCCTTCTTCGACTACATCGCTCCGACTGAGGAGCAGATCAAGTCGTCTAACGACTGGGGCACCAGCGGCGCTGGTTATCTGACTTCGCAGTCAGTGACCGCCGACGAGCAGATCATGACGATCCTGCACCGCGGCTTCCAGTTCGCAACCGACAATCTCTCGTCGCTTGCAACCGGTAGTGACCCTCTCGGTCATGTATCCTCTCAGCTGGCAGCTGCCATTGCCAAGCTGAAGACCGCCACCCTGCTGGCTCAGCTGAACGGCCTGTTTGGCAACATCAGCGGCAGCGGTGTGCTGGGCGCCAACACCTTCAACGCTTCTGGCACCACGACTGCAACGGCGTCTAACTACCTGACTGCCGCCAACGTCATCAAGGCCAAGAGCAAGCTGGGTGAGCGCGGCAGCGATCTGACTGCCATCGCCATGCACAGCAACGTCGCCGCCTACTTGGAGGAGACGGGTTACATGCAGGTGCAGGTGAGCGGTTCCACCGTTTCCGGCGCCACTGGCCTGATCGGCGTTCCCTATAACACCTTTGCTGGCCTCCGCGTCATCGTGGACGACCAGATCGGCGTGATCAGCGGCGGCACCAGCACCCACCTGAACAAGTATCCGGTGTATCTGCTGGGCAACGTGATTGCCGAAGGTGTGCAGCAGGATCTGCGCGTGGATACGGACCGTAACAAGTCCAGCTTCCAGGATCTGCTGATCTGCGACTACCACTACGGCTACCACGTCCTGGGAACCAAGTGGGGCGCCGCTGGCGACAACCCGACCAACGCTTCCAGCACCGGCAACCTGGCTGCTACCGGCTCTTGGACTCTGGCCTACCAGACCGCCAAGAACGTGCCCCTGGTGCGCCTGTTGGTGAACTCGCCATATGATGCTGGCACCTACGCCTGATCGTCATAAGGCAACTAGCCCCCACGCAATGTGGGGGCTTTTTTAATGCTTACTCAGCCGCAAGGCGGTTCTCTTCGTGGCGCTCAAACACACTGATGGTGTCGATCGACATCTTGTAGCTCTGCACCATCACTTGATTAACGAGCACGTAAGGCACGTCCAGCTGATCAGCGATAGCGGGAACGGTCAGACCCTCTTCACGCAGGCGACGAATGTCGGCAACGACGACCTTCCAGTCACGCTTGCCACTGGGCTCTGCGGCAGCCGCTTTAGCCGACTTCTTGCGCGCCGGCTTTTCAGTGGCGGCCTCTACGGCAGGCGTGAGATCGGCGTCAGTCATACCAAGAGGCTTTCCCCGAAGTTGCCTCAGGAAATCTAGGAACGCCGCTGCACCGGACCATGCCTGCACCCACCATCGTTGCGACAGCAGGCAGCGCCAGCGCCAACAGCTACCTGAGCGTCGCGGGTGCCGACACCATTGCCAACGGCATGGTTGGCACGGTGACGTGGACTACGGCGACCAGTGACGACAAAGCCCGCGCCCTGATCACGGCGACCAACGGTCTGGAGACGCTGGAGTGGATCGGCAGCCGAACCAGCGAGACCCAAGCGTTGGCTTGGCCGCGCACGGATGCCAGCTGCGGTGACAAGGCTCCAGCCGACGACGAGATCCCCCGCGAGATCGAGCTGGCCACGTTTGATCTGGCCAACGCACTGCTCACCACCCCCACCATGCTGCGCAGCTCCAGCAGCGCGGCGGCGCTGGTGCCAGGCGTCCCCAACCGCGACCTCAAGCGCCTGAAGCTGGATGTGATGGAGCTGGAATGGCGAACTGACGTGGGCAACAGCACCACAGAAGCCACCACGCCCCTGACGGTGCTTCCTCACCTGGCCACGATTCTCGGTTGTCTGACCACCAGCACCACCCGCGGCGGCATCGGCCGCGTCTGCGGAGTCGTTCGCAGTTAGTTACATAAGTATCTAGCAAATCAGACCTATTTGCTGGTCGCTAGGGTATCTATGTGGCTAACTCAGCTCTAGCTGACGAGCCGGGTACGCCGGCAGAGTCGGTGCGTCGTCGTCCTCGCACCGGCTACTTATCGACGCCGCTGAACAAAGACGAGCAGCGCCACGTTGGCGCCATGTACCGCAAGCATCAGGGCTTACTGCGCCTGCTGGGCCGCAAGCTCTGCCGCAAGTACCCCTTCGTCAGCGCAGAAGACATCTTCAGCTGCATTGACACGGCTTTTATCAAGACCTGCCGCGCTTGGGATCCCAACCGTGGCGCGTTCAGCACGCTGCTCACCGTCTTCTCCGAGGGTGATGTGCTGCACTTCATCCGCGATTCCAACTGGACGGTGAAAGCTCCTGGTGCAGTGCGCCGCATCGGCCAGCTTGCCCGCAAGATGCTGGAGCGCGGCGAGAGCATGACTGCCATCCGCGACGAGCTAGGGGTTAGCGACGAGCAGCTCAAGCTGGCGCTGGTGGCCACGCAACCCACCGACCACGACATTCGCGGCTTCGACCTTCACGTCTGCCCCCGCCCCAACCCGTGGGAGATGCTGGAGGCAACGGAATACGGCTACGGGGAAAACTAGCACTAGATCCCACCCGACCCTGTTGTCATGGCCACTGGTGCCTTCTTTAACGCCCTCAACTATCGCTTTTATGTGAAGGCGGGCACCACTGCTAGTGCTGTCCCATCGACCAGCACCGGCATGACTGAAGTGCTGAGCCTGACCAATGCCGGCATCCAAGGCAGCACGGATACCACAGACGTGTTGGACTACGGCAGTCCGCAGGGCTATAAGGCCAGCCTGGTCACCGGCCAGAGCTACAGCATCCCGATGAGCATGAACTTGGATCTCAACGATGCCGGGTATGCCATCCTCAAGCAGGCCAGCATGGATGCCGCCACCGGCGTCACGGTGCAGTGGTATCGGGAATCCCCCGAGATGAGCGCCACCGGCAACCCCGAAAAGCACGCTGGCGTGGCCTTTGTCACCGACCTGTCGGAAGACATTCAAGCTGGCAACGTGGCCACGATCAGCTTCACCCTGAGCGGCTACGGCGCTTACACCTGGACGGCCGAGACGAACGCCTGATGGTGGTAGCGCCGGCAGTGGTGGGAGCTTTGCTGGCGCTCCTAGCTACTTGCAGTTGGATTACTGCGCCAGATCTCAGCAAATACTTGGGCTGGTGGCCGTGCCTCAAACGCGGCTTTAATCCAATTTCTTGGGGGGCGCCTCCCTACCCTCACGGTTTGCCCCCTGATGTTGGTGTATGTGCCATAGATCCCACCACCAAGCACAACTTTGGCGTAGGGGGCTGTCCAACGGATGACAAGCGAACTCCGGCTTGGTTCATTAAGAACAACTGGACTTTGCATTGAATCCAGCAGGTTTCCAGTATCAACTATGTCGCGTTTACCCGCTCTGACAACAACCCCAGGTTTTCCCGGTTCCGTTTGACCACCCATTAAAAGGCTTTTAGAGCGCAGGGTGTCCCAATTCCATTGCCACAGTGGGTTGGCCATTTGCAGCATGGATACTTCTTGGTAGACAGGCCCTGCTTTGGCAAGCGTACTGGAGACCTTGAGAATTAGCTGCTCAGAATTCCAACGGGTAAAAACAACTTTGCTCATCCCATTTGGCTGCGTGCCACCAGCTCAATACGTTCGCCCAAAGCGGCATTGAGTACGACACCAAGAAGCCCCGTCTTACCGAAAGGAAGACGTACAGACAAAACCTCGCAATCAACAGCGCTTTCGCCGGCAAAAGTCAGAATGCCTTGTACCCCGGAAACGATGCGGGCGTCTAAAGTAGACATGCAGTAGCCGTCATAAATTGTCTCCTGCATATCTACGCCAGGAAAGCCTACTGACCGTACTCTATCTGCTTTTAGGAAAAGAGTTACGGTGAGGGTGGTGGGAGCCGGAGTGACGTTTCCGGTCGTTACATCAGTAACCGAACCGGAGCCAGCCACGGTAAACACCGCCGTTGCGTTGCTCAGACCGGAAAGCGCAGAAGCCATACCCAAGGTTTCCGAGGCAATCTCGGGTACTGAGGCCCGCAGAGGCAGTGGCAGAAAACCTCGGCGAAGCCAGACTCCAGCTAACTGTTGACCTTGACGCGTTTCGGCGTGGTCTAAGGGACGCGCGTGCTCTAGTAGAGAGTGAGCTGCGAGGCGCAGGAGTTGGTGGTGGGCGCCGGGGCGTTGATGCAAGTGAGCGTCGCCGGGAGCAAGACCAACGTAGGCGTCAAAGGGAGCTTTTACGCGAGCAGCGGGACAACCAGCGTGAAATTGATCGTCGTGCCCGCCAAGGCGGACCCACCGAAAACACAAGGGCCCTGGAGATCGCTCAAGAGAAGCGATTTCGGATTGCGCGTCGCATTGATGCGTTGGAGGAGCGGGGAGCGGATGTAAGCCGCCTTCGCAACCGCCTAGGCCAACTAACTGAGGCGCAGTCAGCTCGTCAATTTGGCACCTTCCGCCAAATTTCCCGTGAGCTTTCGCGCCAAGTGGTCTTGGTGGAGCGCCGGCAGCAAGCCGCGGAACGCCTTGCCCGTGCTGAGCGTCAGCTGGCCAGCATTGGCGCAAAGCAGGGAGGCGCGCGCGAGTCTGTGTTTGCGAGGGAACGAGCGCAAGACCGCCGTTTTGGCCTCAGTCAGCGGATCAATAGGCTGGAGGAGCGCGGGGTCAACGTCAGCCAGCTGCGCACCCGACTAGGCGAGCTGACCACCAGCCAAGCTAATCGACAGTTTGGCACTTTTCGCCAAATATCCCGTGAGCTTGAACGGCAGATCTCGCTTACAGAAGCAAGAGCAAGACGCGAAAGAGAGGTTCAGCGTGTGCTCGATCGCAGGGCACGCACAGGCGGCCCCAGCTCACCAATAGGTGGCTCCGTTTTAATCCCAGGTTCTCCTGCGTTCAACAGGGCACAAGAGAGGGCAGCACAACAGGATCTCGTAAGAGGAGCCCGTTTAGGCGGGGCGCGATCACCAATAGGTGGCTCCGTTTTAATCCCAGGTTCTCCTGCATTTCTTCAGGAGCAGCAGAAATTATTGCGTTCGCAGGAACAAGCTCAACTTGCAGAAATAAGAAAGAGCGCGAGAAGCGGAGGAGCCAGATCACCCATTGCTGGCTCAGTGCTGATTCCTGGCTCTCCTGCGTTTGTTCGGGAGCAACAGAGAGCAGCAGCGAGACAGATTACGCAATCAGCTCGTATTGGCGGTCCAAGCCTACCGATTAGCGGGAGGCTAAGTGATGGAAGCGTAATTTCAGGCTCACCAGCTTCACGGCTAGCAGTTCAGCGTCAATATGAAAAATCTCTGATAGAGCTTACAAAAACACAACGTCAAGAGGCCAGCGCTGCGCTGAGAAGGCGGCAAGCACTAAGAGGGCGGGCGAGTGAGGCCCTTGGTAGCGGCCTTATTGGTGGAGCATTTCCCGCTTTGTTTGGTCAAGGCGCTGGCGCCAGCGCAGGTGGCCTTATTGGTGGCGCATTGGGCGGCCTGCTCGGCGCCGGCGGGGGCTTTGCGGGAGGTCTCGTTGGCACACTAGCGGGGCAACAAGTAGATAACCTTGGCAATCTTGCCAAGGCGCTAGAAACACCGATCGCTAAATTTCAAGAACTAAGAGATGCTGGCGCCATATCGTCAAAAGCACTAGAGACTACAATTCAGAATCTCATTGGCGCTGGTAGATATTCTGAGGCTGAAGCTCTAATCAGGCAAGACCTAGCCCAAAAAGGGCTGAATGCGGCAACCGCAAACGCGCTTTCACAACAAAGCGACCAACTCAAGCGCTCGCTTGCCGACTTAGGCGTAAGTTTTGCTCTAGTAGCTCAAGGGCCATTAACTAAGTTTATCAATTTACTGAATCAGGCACTGCAGCCAGGATCCGTAGCGCAACGTGTCAACGCAACACTTGCCGATCTATCACCTGCAGACCAGCAGGGCTTTAAGGCAAGAAGAGAACAACTCAAACGGCAAGGCGGCCAAAACATTATTGACATAAATCTTCAGGTTCTTGACGAGTACAGCAGCAAAACAAGATCAGCTCAGAAGATAACCAATGACTTAGTTACAGCGCGCAAGAAAGACAATGAAGCTCTAAGCATTGGATATAGGCTAATTTCTGCGCAGGTGCAAGGCTACGAGCGGGCAGCGTTAGAGCTGGAGAAACAGAACATTGCACAGGAAGCGTCAAATAAAGCCAGGCAAAGCCCGGATCAGGCTGCTGCTATTAACAAGCAGGCTGCGCTAGATATTTATCGGATCAACGAGCAGCTCAAGCAGCTTGACGAACAGCGCTGGGCGGCCAACATCGCCGCGGCCAACCGCCTTAAGGACATCCAAGAGCAGACTGCTATCCAGCAGGCTCGCCCAAACCTCACCGGCGTTGGTGTTGGAGCGCTCCAGTCACTGGCGCAGTTCAGAGCTGCTCAGCGCCGTGAGCAGGATGCGCAGGCTGCGATTCGCGCTCAGCCAGGCAACCAAGACTTGCTGAATGCAGCCCAAGAGGCCGCTAAGAATGTCAAGCAGGCTGCTGCGACAACCAAGTCGGACCTACAGGAAGCGTTTTTATCCGCACAGGAGGCAGTGCGGAACATCAGCCGCAGCTTGGAGGACGGCCGTCTGGCTTATGCCGAGATGGTCAATACCAGTGGGCAGGGCGTGAACAAGTATCTCGGCGCCCAGCAGGTAAGGCAGAATCAAGAACAGCTGAACCCGATACTGCTTCAGCAGGCACAGGAAGCGGTGCGCGGATACCAGCAGCGCACTGGCCAAGCGGTGCCCAGCTTGTCTGTAACAGGGACACTGGAACAGCGCAACGCTCAACTGATCGACATCGCACGGGTGTTTGGGCAACAGGAGCGTGCTGTGCAGGACTTGGCCTTGCAGAGCCAAGAGTTGGTCAAAGCAAATAACAGCCTGCTTACGGTAAACGCGGCTCTTGCAGCCACCAACACAAAAGTCGCGGATGCGCTGGAACTCAACAGAGCAGCATTAGTCTCTTTGGCCGGTAAGGACTGGAACGTCTATGTAACAACGCCGGCTCAGCCAATGATCCCGGTCCCCATCGGCCCATGACCATCACCATCGGCAGCTTCAGCACCAACGCCCTCACCGCGCAGCCCTTTGGCTACGAAGGTGATGCCCGCACTGGCCTGACCGCTCGCACGTTCCGCATCAATGGCCTGCTAACCAGCAGCCAGTGGCAAGCGCTGATCAGCGAGTACAACACCTGGCGCGGCACACGCATCACCGATGCCGACACGCTCAGCAGCGCCAGCGTTGGCACCACCGTCAGCCTGAGCATCACCAGCGCCAATGGCATCAGCGTCAGCAGCCTGGCCTGTTGGTTCACCGAGCCGCCCAGCGGTGAACAGGCCGGTGCCTATGTCAGTGCTAGTGCCACGTTGGTGGATGCCTCGCAGGCATTGGCGGTGCTGCTGCGAGAGCAGGAGAAGTCACGGCAGGGCACCGAGGCCACAGTGCCGAGCCTTGGCACGGTGACGCTGGGCAGCTGCACCGTGACACTGACCAAGCCGATGGAAACACGGCAGGACGGGCCCAGCGTGGCGCTGACCGCGACAGGAGTGAGCTATGTCACCGGGGCGCTGGCAGCCCATAAGGTCCGCCAGATTGAGGGCTACATCAGCAGTGGCACTTACAGCGACCTGCTCAGCTGGTATGACACCACCATTGCAGCGGTGCCAAGCAGCACCAGCTGGTTCCCGATCTCACCGCCCAGCGCCAGCGCTGAGGTGATCATCAGCGGCGGTGCCAAGAGCACCCGCTACACCGTGTCCCTGACGGCGCTGCAGATCATCTGATGGCCATCGACATCCGCGCCACGGTCACCTGCAGCCTCGGGACGCTGATCAATGGCAGCATCAGCGATGACTACATCCAAGGCAGTGGCCTGGTCAAAACCAAAGGCAGCGTTGAGCTGAGCGGCATCGTCACCCCGGCGCTTGGTACGGCGGTGACCTTTAGCTACACCAAGGGAGGTGTCACGCGCAGCATCCCGCGCAAGTTGCGCGTGCTATCCAGTTTTGCCGATCCGTTCCGCCGCACCACCAAGGTAGAGCTGGGTTGCAAGTTGACGTACCTGTCGGATCTGCAGGAGCCGATTGACTGGACGGCCTTTGACGACCCGGCCAACACCGGCTTCACCAGTGCGGACGCCGAGATCGTCACGGTGCCGATCCATGCCGCCAGCGTCATGGACAAGTGCCTTACCGAGCTTGGGCTGACGGCCAACAGCAACCCGCTCACCAACAAGTTCAGCATTGAAGCCTTTGACTTCAGCGCTGGCTACGTCTCGGTGCTGAGCGACCTACTGGTGAGCGAGAGCAACTGCGCCTACCTGGATGCCAACGAAGTGCTGCAGGTCTTTTCGCTGGATCAAGAGGGCGGAACTGGCCCAGTCATTGATAACGCCAAGATCATTGACCTTGGCAGCATCGGCGTGGGTCAGCTGCCTGGCGAGGCCGTCACGGTCAGCTACAGCACGCTAAAGCTCAAGCAACCGGACAGCAATCTGGGCAACGGTGGCGCTGACAACGGCCCACTATGGGAGACGGTGGAGGAAACCAACAGGCGCGATGTGGTGATCACCTACACCCGCACAAGTGATGGGACGCAGAGCTACCGCACCTACAGCGTTCTCGACAGCACCGAAAGCACAACGACCTATAAGGACTTCAACATCAAGACGCTAGTGCCCGGCACTGGCAACATCAAGATCATCAGTGGCTTTGAGAAGATCCGCAAGGTAGAGCGGCGCCAGACGATTGAGGGTACCGGTTCCGTCACAATTGAGGGTTCGTTGGCGTCGAACTACCTCGCCAACGGCGTTACCTACAGCAGCAGTGATGTTTACAAAGCCACCACCGAAACCTTCACCTACGACGAGTACGGCAACGAAACATTCTACGTCAGCAGCACACGCGGTAGCTTGGCGCACCTTGTCGGGAACATTGGCGTTCAAGACTGGGTATTTGTCAGCAACATCGGTCTGCAAGCCATCACCCCGTCTCGGGTGACGGATCGGGAAATTGCTCGCATTGAGCGGCGCACCGAGACGATTGGCGAGTACCAGCGGGTTACGACCAAGACCTTTGGGCCATGGACTGACACCATCGCCGGCCAGCAGGCCATGGCCATGGGGCTGCGTGGGATCGCGGCCTACAACGACCTGAACGGCGCGCTGAGTTCCATCTTTCAGCAGCTCTATCTGCTGGACACCACGGTCACAACGCGGCGGACTTCTGAAGGTGAGGTGGCCCCGACTGGTGCCGATGTCACCAACAGCGCTAGCTCGGATGGCGGCGATCCCAACAACGGTTACCGCACCGATAGCACTGCCGAGCTGGATCTGGCCCTCGGCAGTGCCACCGCACAGCGACGCATTGAGTTCTCAATGCCGTATGCCCCGGATGACACGTTCGTCAAAAACGCAGGCCCGCCGGTGAGCTTTGGCGCGGTGGATAGCGACGCACCGCAGAAAGCAGCGAAGTATGGCCGTTGTCAGAACCGGTTGCTGCTGGGCAACCGCAGCGGCATGAACCTGCAGCTGGCACCGGAGACGCTGCCTTCAGCACCGTTTGCACCAATCGTGGTGCAGGCCAATGGCCTCAGCGCCCTGTACCGGGTCAACGGCACCAACTGGCAGCTGAGCAGCGACGGCGTGCTGGTAAGCACCGATGCCCTGTTCTGGGGGGCGGTCGGCGGCACGGGCGCCTTCTGGTTCCCGGTGGCACCTGGAATCACCACCCTGCCCACCACGCCACCTGTTATCAGCGGCTCAATGACCGTCACCCGCCTGGTGCCGGTGTGGAATGAGACGGTGGTGCTGACTGGAACGCTGCGCATTGGAGTTGGCGTGCAAAGCCTGCCCTACGCGATGGAACTGCTAACACCGCTCACCATCGCGGTGCGGTTCAACGTCACCAACCTGCGCGTCAGCAGCTTCACCGTCTCGGGTGTTGCCGACTCCACCATTGCGGCCTTGGCACCACGGTTTGAGACCAGCGTGGGTATGCGCCCGCCGGCCACCGATTCCACGATTGAGGCCCCGTTGCCAGTTGTGGGCCGCGAGGTGGGGGTCTATGTCGGCACCACCGCCATCGATATGGTGATTGCGGCGTATGCCCCGGCTGTACCAGGCAGCCTGCAGCTCAGGCCACCAGTCGCCAATGTCGCCGTGGCGGCACCGGTGCCAACGGTGGGTCGCTATGTCGGCGTCTATGCCGACCCGCCAGCGGCCAACACTGCGGTTGCGGCCTTGGCGCCCACTAGAGCGTAAGGCGCTGCCGGCAACCTAGACGCACACTGACTAGCTATGCCCGTATCGGTTTCGCAGTTTGATCACAACGCGCAGAGGTTTGCATCAGGTGCAAACGTCGCTGCGGATACCTATAAGGTCGCGCTCTATACAACTGCAACCTTTTCGGCAGCAGCAACGACGCTGGCCGGCGTAACCAAAACCGAGGTCGCTGCGGGTAACGGGTACACGGCTACTGGAGCAACGCTCTCAGGCGTGGCGATCACGACTGTCACTACGAACGACGCCAAGTTTGACGCCAATGATGTTTCGTGGAGCGTACCAGCTGGAGGAAGCCTGTCTGCCGCTTATGCAATCCTCTATAACGACACCGATGCCAACGATCCTCCGCTGCTGTTTATCGACTTTGACGGCACGCAGACCGTGACAGACGGCGGCATCTTTCAGATCATCTGGAACGCTAACGGGATCTTTACTTTCACGGTGAGCTGATATGGCGCAGACCACCAGCATTAGCCAGCAGGAGCTGAAACGCGTTGCGGGCTTGGCCTACGAGGGCAAGACACTGTACGTGATGTTGTGCTCTCTCGGCGTCAGCGGTTTGACGGCCGAGAGCACAGTGACCGCATGGCAGGGAGTGGAGCAGTCCGGCAACGGCTACGTCCGCTACTCCACCACCATTGGCACCGGCGCCTACAACGCCGTGGCGGGGAAGTATGTGCTGCCAGACATTGATGCAGCCTTTACCGCCACCAGCACCGGCTACACCTACGACCGGGTGGTGTTGTACATCCAAGGCGCCACCTACCCCTACGCAGTCATCGCAGAGGATCCCAACATCGCCCTCTCCGCCGGTCAGACTCAGACCTATAGACTCTCGTTGAACGCTGACGACTGATGAGCACCCAGATCAACGTCACCGTTGACTCTGGCGGCTTGGCGGGACAGGACAAGCAACGCCGCCAAGCCCTGCGCTTCGCCAAGGTTGAGGTTGACAACCAGACGAAGGTTGAGTCGAAAGGCAAGAATCAGCGCGACAAGGCCCGCGCCCAGCAGGGCCTAGACGCTAACGGCAAACCCAAGACCACCGCCCAACAACCCCAGCTACTAAAGGATGAGCCGGCGGCGTTTAGGTTCCCAGGATACTGGTTTCTGCGGCCTGACACTCCGCCAAATGCAAATGCTTGGTTTGGCGCTGGCCAGAGCGCTCTGATTCCTCTGCGTCAGCGCGGAAGCTACCCAACCTCATTAACCTCTGGCAGCGCAAATGTTCTGGGTCTAGCCAGACCCACCTACTTGGCGACTGGGGGGCCGAACGAAACGCCAGCGCTCAGCTCGCAACCCTCTGTTGGGGATGGTCAAGATGCCAACTTGCCAAACTTATCTGGCACTGGGATGAGAGCGAACAAGTTTGTGCGTCAATTTACGCTTCAAATGATGTTTCAACTGGGCAGCACTTTTAATCTTCAGTTGCCGTGGCCAGAGGTTGAAGTTGACTTTGCTGATCTGGTAATGGGCTTTGGCTTGCAAAACACAGGAACAGGCGCCGGGGAGATATTCAAGAGTTTTTACTATTCCTTGAACAGTGCGCTTTATGAACGGCCAACCGTGCCGAAGCTCTTTGATGTCAGCAATGTGCCCTTTAGCAGCCCGGCCGCGCCTGACCTTAGTCCAGGCGTTTGGCACCATGCCGCAATGACTTTTAACGATGGTGTGTGCTATGCGTTCTTTAATGGCGCACTTATCGGACAAAGCCAAGTTGGTCAGCCGGTCATCAGGCTTTCAACCGGCAGTGGCTACACCGCTATCAATGTGAAATTTGGCCAATCCTTTGCATTGATTGATCCTGCACAGCCTGTGTTAGTTCACGGCGTAAAATTTGAGGAGACCTGCCGCTGGACGGCAAGCTTCACACCACCGCCAAACCTCCAATGAACCAACCCGCCAGCAACCCGCAGGCGCTGATCCAAGCGGCCAAGGTGCAGACCGCTGCCAACCGCTATGGCTTCCTGCGGCGTCAAGCTGACGCCAGACTGGTGCAAACGATCGCTAAGTCCTGATGCTGCCGTTTATCACCCCACCAGCACCGCGCAGTGTGCGCCAGATCGGCAACG